AGAATAAATCACGAGCAAGAAAACGCTAAAAGCGGTACACTAAAATAAAGTTTTGTTTTTGCTGTGGCCGATTACGGAGTAAATATAAATTTAAGAGTAAAAGGTCAATCTGGTCTTGATAGATTAAATGCAAAAGTAAAAGAATTAACAAAAAGTGTAGATAATATTCGTGGAGTGGACATAATGAACCCTCGAAACATAGGGGGTGCAGGAGGAAAAAGTGCTCGTAAAACGATAAAAGAATACAGACAAGACATGGAAGAACTTGTCAAAACAGTTAATAAATCTGGAAAAGTTTTTGGAAAAACTAGAAATCAACAGTTTGCAGCGATAGATGCCTTACAAGAATATTCAAATAGTTTAACTATTGGTTCAAAAAAACAACTAGCAGCAGTAGCAGCTACGCAAAAGTTAACTCGTCAAACAGATCTTGAAACAACTTCAATACTTGAAAACAATAAAGCACGCAAACAAAATATAGATCTCTCGAATCGAATGGGAGGAGGAAGTAGAAATCAATTCCGTGGAGGGATAAACCCTAAAGGAAATAAAGCAGCATTTACAAGTGCAGCTATTTCTGGAGCGTTTCCATTGCTATTTGGACAGGGTTTACTTGGGGGTGCTTTTGGTTTTGCAGGTGGCTTTGCAGGAACTAAGATTGGTGGTCAGATGGGAGGTTTTGCAGGAGGTCTTGTTGCTACTGCTGTTCTTCAACAGCTAACGACTTTAGCTAACAGCATGAATGAATTAGGAAATGCTTTTAATGAAATAGAGCCAAATGTTGATAAATTGACAGTTTCATTAGGGCTAGCTGGAACGATGGAAGAGAAAAGATTAAAAATTATTGCAAAATCAGAAGGTGCTCATGTTGCATTGGCTATGGCAACAGAAAAAATGAATCAAACTATTGGAGAAAAGGGAGTACAAAATTTAAAAGAATTTGCAGAATCAAGTCGTATTCTTGGCAATTCATTTACATTAGCCATGACAAAAATGCAAGCTGCTCTAGCTCCATTCTTTAGTGCACTTGCAAAAATAGGTGGTGGTATTACAGGTGCAAGTCAAAAGGAAAGGGCAAGATTACTAGAATTAGGAGAAGCTGAAGGTGGTAGTGATGTTGCAAGATTAAATATCTTAAGAGAACAATTAGCAGGAATGAGTGGTAAAAAACAAGAAGAAGCAAAAAAAAGAAGAATTTTATCTGAAATAGCTGATATAGAAGAGCGACTAATAAAAGAAGGAAAATCTGTAGATTTAGCTAAAACAAGGCAAGCTATATTTGATGATGCAACTAAGAGTTTAGAAAGTCAAAATACATTTCTACAAAATCAAATACTTCTAGGACAGAGAGGAGCAGAAATTGAACAATTAAAACTTGAAACAGCAAAGAAAATGAAAATTGCAGTAGAAGATTTAACAGATGACCAAGTAAAACAACTTGAAAATCTAATAAAAACAAGAGATGAATTGAGATTATTAAATGACTTGTATCAAGGTATTGCTAATACAGTTCAATCAGGTCTTGTCGATGCGATAGATGGTGCAATAAAAGGCACTATGACTCTAGGCGATGTAGCTCGTAGTGTTTTTGGAGCGATCCAGAGACAGCTTATAAACTTTGCTGCAACTTCTTTCTTAAGAGCAATTCCTGGTATTGGTGGATTCTTTGCAAATGGTGGCGTTACCAAGCCTAATAAATCATATATTGTTGGAGAACGTGGACCAGAACTATTTACGCCAGGAGTTACAGGAAGAGTTACTCCTAATCACGAAATGGGTGGAGGATCTACAAATATTGTTGTTAATGTAGATGCTTCTGGTTCTTCTGTTGAAGGAGATGAACAAGAAGGACAAGCATTAGGACTTGCATTGTCAGCAGCGATAGAATCAGAATTAATTAAGCAAAAACGACCTGGAGGTTTACTTGCATAATGGCTACTTTCCCATCAATCACACCAACTTACGGACAGCAAAAAAGATCCGCACCAAATACTAAGATAGTACGTTTTGCTGATGGCTATGAACATCGAATATTATTTGGACTTGCTGCTCATCAAAATCCCAAAATATATAACTTTACTTTCAACGTATCCGAAACAGATGCGGACACCATAGAAGGATTCCTTGATAGTCGTGCAAATGACAGTGCCAGCTTTACTTTCACTCCACCAGGAGAGGGGTTTACAAAAACAGGAACTTATTCTCAATCAGGAACCACAGTAACAATCACAATCACAAGTCATGGCGTGGCTGTAGGAGATGAACTTACTATTGATTACACTTCTGGATCGGCTACTGATGGTACATTTCTTGTTGCTTCTGTAACTGATTCCAACGTATTTACTGTTACTGCTGCTACCAGTGCTACTAATAGTGGTAATGTTTCGATTACCTTATCGGGTGCTGGACAATATGTTTGCGAAAACTGGACAAAATCTATACCATATAACAATAGAGCAACAATTCAAGCAACATTTAGAGAGGTGTTTGAACCATGAGCAGTTCTGCTATTGTTAGCAATCTTCAAAATACAAATCCGTCAGCAATAATTGAACTTTTTAGTTTAACTTTAGATAATACTTTACATGGTGCTAGCACTGTTTATAGATTTCATGGAGGAAGTAGTCTTAAAGATAACGGAGAAATAGTTTGGGCTGGTAATACTTATCAAAGATTTCCAGTACAAGCTGAAGGTTTTGCTTTTCAAAAAGGAATGTTACCTAGACCAACTTTAACTATTAGCAATGCACTTGGTACAATTACAGCTATTTTATTAAATGTAAATACAACAACTGCTGGTAATGATCTTACTGGTGCAACTGTTACTCGTATTAGAACTCTTGCAAGATTTTTAGATGCCGTTAATTTTCCTGGAGATATAAATCCTTATGGAACACCAGATTCTACGGCAGAGTTTCCACAGGAAATATATAAAATAGATAGAAAGTCAGCAGAGAATAGACAAGTTGTACAATTTGAACTTGCTTCAGTGTTAGATCTTGCTGGTATTCGTGCTCCTAACAGACAATGTACCAGAGCTGAGTTTCCTTCTATTGGTACGATTGCAACATGAATTGGAAAGAAGCTGCACTTAATCATGCTGAAACAGAAGATCCAAAAGAATCTGTTGGTCTTTTATTGAATGTAAGAGGTAAGGAAAGATACTATCCTTGTCGTAATCTTTCAATGACAGCACATCAATGTTTTATTCTTGATCCAGAAGATTATGTAAAAGCTACAAATATAGGAGAAGTTACTGCTGTTGTTCATAGTCATCCAACAACACCACCAGAAGCTAGTCAGGCAGATAAAGTTGCGTGTGAACAAAGTAAACTTCCGTGGTATATTGTTAATCCAAAGACAAAAAAATGGGGATATTACGAACCACAAGGTTATGAAGCTCCTTTGCTTGGTAGGCAATGGGTATGGGGGATTACAGATTGTTGGAGCTTGGTAAGAGATTATTACAAACAGGAAAGAGGTATAGAGTTGAAAGATTATGAAAGAACTATTACTCCAGAAGAATTTATGAAGGATCCTTTATTTGAAAGTTATGCTTGGCGAACAGGATTTAGAGAACTTAGGCCAGATGAAAAATTACAGGTTGGAGATGTTTTATTAATGAGTATTTTAGATTCAACTTTAAATCATGTGGCTATTTTTCTTGGAGATGAAGTATTACATCATTTAACCGATAGACTATCTTGTAGAGAGCCATATTCTCCGTGGTTACTAAAATGCACAGGAAAAAGGTATCGTTATGCTTCGTAAAATAAAATTATATGGGGAACTTGCAGACTTTGTAGGCCATAAAGAGTTTGAGGTAAAAGCAGATACTTTAGCTAGTGCAATTAGTTTTTTAGTGAATAATTTTGAAGGAATAGATAAATTTATGAATCCTAAATATTATCAAGTAAAAATTGGTAATTACGCTATAGATGAGTCAGAAATTAATTATCCTATAGGAAAAGAAGATATACATTTTATTCCAGTAATTACTGGCGCTGGTAGAGGATTTGGAAAAGTATTATTAGGAGCAGCTTTAATAGCTGGTGCATTTTTATTTACTCCTTTAGCTCCTAGTCAGTTTTTTAATCCTATTGTTTCTCCAGGATCTTTTGCTGCTGCAAGTAGCATAACAAAAGCAGTTGTAGGTATAGGTGGTGCTTTAGTTTTACAGGGTGTTAGTGAGATGTTATTTCCTTTGCCCAAACCTCCTAAATTTGAATCAGAAGAAGATCCCAGATTATCATTTAGTTTCAGTGGAACGCAGCAAACAGGAAGGGCAGGAACTCCTGTTCCTTTAGTTTACGGAGAAATATTTACTGGTAGTGTTGTAATAAGTGGAAGTATTGATACTGAACAGGTACAAGCATGATTGAAAAGAAACATCTTATTCGAGGTGCAAAAGGTAATAATCCACCTCCTCCTCCTCCGCAACCGACCAGAGAACCTGATACTCTTCACAGTAGGCAGTTTGCAACATTTCTTGATCTTGTGTCAGAAGGAGAGATAGAAGGTTTTGCTACTGCCTCAAAGGAAGGTAGAACAAAAGGTACAACTGCATATAATAATGCTGCGTTGAAAGATGTTTTTCTTAATGATACTCCAGTATTAAGATCAACAGCAGATTCTACAAATCCCCAAACTACAGACTTTAACTTTCAAGATGTAAAGTTTACTCCTCGATTTGGTACTGGAGATCAAACAAAAATACCTGGAATTGAAAGTAGCGTATCAACGACAAGCGTTGGTGTAGAGGTTACTGCAAGCACTCCTGTTACTCGTCAGATAACAAATACAAATGTTGATGCAGTTAAGGTATCAGTTACATTCCCACAATTACAAAAGGCTACTGATGCTGGAGATTTATTAGGTTCATCTGTTCAACTTAAGATTGCCGTTCAATATAATTCTGGTGGTTTTACTGATGTTATCACAGACACTATCAGAGGCAGAAGTGGAGATGCGTACCAGAAAGATTACCGTGTAAATATCACTGGTGCGTTTCCAGTTGATATAAGAGTTAGCAGAGTCACAGCAGATAGCACAGATACTAATTTAAGAGATAGTTTTCAATGGACAAGTTTTGGAGAGATTATTGATGATGCTTCTACTTATTTAAATAGTGCATATAGTTCGATAAGACTAGATTCAATGCAGTTTAGTTCTATTCCTGCTCGTAAATTTAGAATCAGAGGTATCAAGGTTAGGATTCCAGGAGCAGGTGCATCTAGTTCTGGCACTCCTACTGTTGATAGTAATACTGGTCGTATTGTTTATCCTGATGGCTATATTTTTAATGGAGTAATGGGTGCTGCTGTATGGACTTCGTGCCCTGCGATGGTGTTACTTGATCTTCTCACAACTTCAAGGTACGGATTTGGAGATCACATAACAGATAGTTCTCTTGATCTTTTCAGTTTTGTAAGTGCTAGTAAGTTTGCTAATACCCTTGTTGATGATGGGGCTGGAGGACAAGAAGCTAGATTTAGCTGTAATGTAAACATACAAAGTCCTAGAGAAGCATTTGATTTAATTAATGACTTAGCAGGTGTAATGAGATGTATGCCAATATGGTCGGCTGGAACAATAACAATTACACAAGATAAGCCTACCGATCCAAGTTATTTGTTTACCCTGTCAAATGTAACTGAAGAAGGTTTTTCATATTCTGGTAGCAGCCTAAAAACAAGACATAGTGTTGTATCTGTGTCTTATTTTAATATGGATAGTCAGGAAGTTGACTTTGAAGTAGTAGAAGATGCCACTTTAATATCAAAGATAGGCACTGTTGTTAAACAAGTAAAAGCATTTGCCTGTACTTCCCGTGCACAAGCACGAAGATTGGGGAAGGCAATAATGTTCGCTGAAAATAATGAATCTGAGGTCGTTGCATTTGCCACTTCCATTGATTCTGGTGCGGTTGTAAGACCAGGTGCAATTATTGAAATCCAAGATCCTGTAAGAGCAGGAATAAGAAGAGGTGGAAGATTATCTGCTGTTACTTCTACAACTGTTGTTACTGTTGATGATACCTCTGCTACTGATTTAGCTTTAGATGCTAGTGGTAATCCTGTTGGAGATGCAACTCTAGCTGTAATTTTACCCGATGGGTCGTTTGAAAGTAAGGCAATCTCATCTGTCTCAGGCGGTACTATCACTGTAAGTTCTGCTTTTTCTCAAACTCCTAATGTAAATGCAAACTTTCTTATATCTAACGTCACTACTCAATCTCAATTATTCAGAGTAATAACAGTAGAAGAACAGG